AATTTCCGGCGCTGCGGGGTGGCACATCCCAAAGGACCTGTTGATTATTCTATTGATAAGTTTTCCGGGGAGGAACTGGATATCCTGGATGCGGAGCCCATGCTCACCGTCGAGCTGATCAAAGATCAGCCTCCGGCCCCGGTGGGAAGCCAGAAGGCTGTTGGAAAGAAGAAAGCGAAGCGTTCATCCAATAGTCAATAGTCAATCGAAAATAGTCAATCCAAAGGGCATAGCGAACAATGGCTTATTGCACAAAAGCGGATATTCTGGAGCAAATGGAAGAGGACGTCCTCATCCAGTTGACGGATGACGAGGATGCGGGCGTCGTTGACGATGATAAGGTCACCCGTGCGATCGTGAACGCCGATGCCGAGATCGACAGCTATTGCGGCACAAAGTATACTGTGCCATTTACCACCGTCCCACCGATAATCCTGATGGTGTCTGTGGATATAGCGATTTACAATCTTTATAGCAGGCGGCGGGGCGCGCCGGATTCTATCAAAGAGAGATACAAAGACAGGATCGCGTTTCTGAAAAGCGTATCCAAGGGCGAGGCAACGTTAGGCGAGGACGACCCTGATGGCACGCCGTCCGGGGCCAATGCCCCGGAGATTTCGTCAAGCGACAGAATCTTTTCCAGGGAAAAACTGAAAGGTTGGTAGGCATGAAAGCCCTTTTAACCGCCATACAGACCCAGCTCAAAACGGACCTGACCTATATCCGGGACAGCGACATCTATATCACGCCCCATGAGAACTATATACCGGGCCAGGTGCGCCCACCCTGTGTGGGGGTCAAGGATGGTGCCATTGTCCGCAAAGAACTTGCGGCCGGCATGATGGAGTACACGCTTAATGTCACGATCATTGTCTTTGTGCAGCTCCATAAGTCAGAGGCGGCCATCATGGGTGACGCGGCCACGGGAAAGAATGGAGTCCTGGAGATCGCTGACGATATCCATGCATCGCTTGACGAAAACCTACTGGGTATCACCGGGATGCAGGAGGCCGTGTCCGATCCGGCAGAGGCGGGAAGTGAGCTGTTCGGCAATGAAGAGGAAGGTCTCCAAAGAAAGGTGATCAAGTTTCAATATGTCAAGGAGGAAGAAAGACCATGACCCAATATAAACTCAAAAAAGGGATTGAAAATTTTCAGGTGGTGGACGGCGCCTTTGCCGGGCGGAAGTTTGTGCGCGGCAAGGTCTATGGGGAAGTGCCGCCTGAGGAGAAAAAGAAATTTGAGGAAATCAAACCAGAAAAAGTTCGAAGTGAGCTAAAGAGCGAAGTGCCTAAAGTTAAGGGACGCGTCGCTTCTAATTTTGACAAAAACAAAAACCCTTAAAGTAGAGCGTAGCGTTCATCCAATAGTCAATAGTCAATCGAAAATAGTCAATCCTAAAGGGAGGACATCATGAGATCCTGGAGAGCAACACACAACCTGTTGGCGGTATCTGCCAACACTAAGGAAACGGCCATCAACAAAGAGCAGAGACTCGACACGTCCTTGTTAGTGGCCATGAGCGACGTGATCAACCTGGAGCCCAGACGAGAGAGTAATGCCGAGGAGCTCACGGGCAAGGAAGAGCCGGATACCATATATGATCTGGGAGGCCTGGCCATTGGATCATTCAACTTTGAAAAGGCCCAGCCCCAGCACTTTGCGTTGTTATTGGCATACGCCCTGGGGGTCGCGAGCCCTGCCGCGGCCGGTACCGGCTGGGAGCATACTATCACGCCCATCGCGGATGATGAAGACGCATCCCGGTCTTTACCGTGTTTTACCGCGGCGCAGCGTTTCGGGAAGACCGTCCTGAAGCGGCGGTTTGCCTCCATGTTCGTGGATTCCTTTGCGGCCACGTTTGCGGCGGATGCCTGGGTCAAGATCCGGGGCGATATAAAGGGCACCGGCAAGGTGACCGATAATGTCCATGAGGAAACTGTCAATGCACTCGATGATGCCGTAGCCCTGACCCTGGCTGTTAACGGCGTGGCCGGTGACGATGCGGCGGAACGCCTGGACAATGTGCAGCGCATCCGGATCGAGCTGACGGACGGCGTGTGGACGGAGGTGGCCTACAGCGCCGTTTCCGACGCCACGCCTGCGGTCATTACTATTACCAGTGCAGGCGGAGCGAGTGCTCTGAAGGACTATAAAATCCTTTATATACCGGATGAAGTAGTGCCGGGCGATTGGGAGGCCACCACGGCATACTCCGCCGGAGATCGCTGCAAGCCGACCGTTCTAAACGATTACTGGTATATCTGTACGGATGCTGGCACATCGGACGGGACCGAGCCGGTGGCCTGGCCGACTACTATCGGCGAGACCGTGGTGGACGGCACCGTCACCTGGGAGTGCATTACGGATGCCTGGCAGACGTTTCCTTCCAGGGTATCGGAGACACCCCTGCGCGTGGCCGAAATGACAGTGAAGCTGGGCGGTACCTGGAACGGGAGTACATTCGGGGGCGGCCGCGAGATGGATGCCGAGATCCGGAGCATTGAATGGTCATTTAATAATAACATGGAGATCGAATTCGTGCCGGGTGCGGGCGGTGCCTATGCGTCCAGGGCGTTCAGACCGGCCAGGACCCAGACCATCAAGCTGGACCGGGAATTTCGCGAATACATCCTCCAGCAGCACATCGATGATAACGATGATTTCGGTGTCTATATCCTGTGCGAGGGCGCCATATATGATACCCCCCACAAGTACCAGGTGGAGATCATTTTCCCGAAGGTTGCGGTCCTGAACGCGCCGCTCAATGTGGACGGCAAGCGCGTGGCCGAGGCCGGGGATCTGACGGTACTGGAAGACGATACTTACGGCAGCGTGATCGTGAAAGTGAAGAATTTGCAGACGGCGTATGCGGCGTAACCGCAGTGACAAGTGACAAGTAAATAGCAACAAGTAAAGGATATTTTTCTCGTCATTCGTCACGATTCACTCGTTACTTATTCTTAAAAAGGAGCAAACTATGCCAAGAATTATGGATGATGGTCTGAATACATTGAAGATCTGGGACAACATATCAAACATGGAGTTGGAGGTTTATTACCGTCGGCCTACGACCGAGGAGCGAGCCGCGTTTAGTAACGAGAGCATCCAGCGGACCCGCAATAAACTGCTCTTCCGTACAGCCCAGGCCCGGCAGAAATTCGGGCTCAAGATCCTGGCCGGGATCCGTGAGGGTGACTTTATTGTTAAGGAGGCTGGTAAGAATGTGCCTATTGCCAGTGATCCGAAGTCGCCGCATCATAACCCGAAATGGAAAGACCTCATGATGAAGTACGCTTCTGATATCGTAGAGCTGTTAGCGGCTCACGTCTTCGAAGCCTCGGCGGAGGTCATGAACGAAGAAGATGCTCCGGATGAAGGAGAGCCTGCTGAAAAAAACTGACAGAGGATCTCCGGGCGCTCAAAGAGGGGATCTGTGATGAAAAGGAGCACGCCAAATGCGAGATGGAGTTCGGGGACAACCTCGAATGGACCTGCAAAAACTGTCAGAAGAAGCGCGCCGAAGATCTGCATCCGTACACGTTGAAACTGTTGCGCATCCGCATGCTGCGCGAGGCGGGATACCCTCTTTGCGTAAATGATTTAACTTATGAAGAATGGCTCGATCTGGGAAGGCTTGAGCAATGCCTACAAACACCGGCACCGTTAAAATAGAAATACGTGTAGACGACAAGGGCACGGTCAAGGTCAAGCAGTTCGGCGACCAGATGGATAAGACCGGCCGCAAGGGCGACCAGTCGTTTAAGCGTACGGGAAAGAGTGTGGGGGACTTTAATAAGAAACTCACGGCTACACATAGCAACGTTCTTAAATTAGTGGCCGCCTTTGGCGGCTTTATGATTATCAGAAGTTCAATCCGCTGGATCAATGATTTTATGGAAGCAGCGGGTAAACAACAGCAATCCGTGGCCGGGATGGAACAGGCCATGCGCAGTATGGGCCGATATACGCCGAAGCTGTCCGCCGAGCTCATCGGCCTTGCCCAGGGTCTGCAAAAGGTCACGACCTTCGGAGACGAAGCCACTATAGAGGGGACCAAATTTCTACTCACCTATAAAGACATTACCGATAATCTCCTGCCTCGATCCATAAAGACCATGCTCGATCTGGCTGCCCTCATGGGTGGCGATACACGGCAGGCGGCCAATATGTTAGGCAAGGCGTCGATGGGCCTTGCCGGGGAGCTGCGCCGAGTCGGTATCACCATCGACGAGACCATCGGCAAGTCGGGTGACTTTAGCGCGATACTGGGTGAGATCGAAAAACAGGTAGGAGGTCAGGCCGAGGCACTGGCCAGGACAGGCTATGGTGGATTGATACAGTTAAGGAACCTGACAGGGGACGCGAAAGAACAGTTCGGCGAATTGGCCCTTAAGATCGGCCAGGCAGGCGTCTTTGACCTACTGAAAGAAAATCTCATGGGCGTGACAGACAAAATGGAGCGTTGGATCGAACAAAATGAGGCAATAATAAAACAGAAAGTGCCTGAATATATTGAAAGGATAATCACTGCATTAAAGAAGATCTGGGAAATAATGTCCTATGATCCTGACATAATAAAGTATGGCATAGTCGGACTTGCCTTATGGGGAAGAAAAGGAGCTGTGTTACTTGGCTCTTTGGCCCATATGAAGAATTGGGTTAGCAATCTATCTAAAGCGCTTGGTATGGCCTCGGCAGGCGTTCTTGAATTTAGTGAAATAGCAACGGCTAATTTTAAAGAACTCGAAGAGCTTGTCAAAAAAGGCGAGCGACTGATGCAGGGGCCATTTTTCAAAGGTAAGATAATTGCTCCAACCGTATCTGAAGACTCGGTTAAACAAATTCAAGAGGCAACAAAAAACATAGAAGATCTTTGGCAAAAATGGGGCACAGGGGCCTCAGAGGCGGAAGAGTCGTTAAAGCGCATACATAAACAGATTGCGCAACTTCCTGAAGCATTGGATATGGATGAGTTCACAAAACAATTTGAGATGGCCGAGATCAATAAAAAGATCGCAGGTATAGCGAAGGATATAGTAGACGATATTCGCGATAACACGAAAGAGACCGTCAATGAGATGGAGGAGATCTACAAAAATTTCATTCACAATATCCAGAATGAGTTCGCCGATACGTTCTATGATATATTCTCAGGCCAGTTAGATAGCTTTGATGACTTTTTAGACAGCATGAAAAAAGCATTTCTCCGCATGCTGGCAGAGATGGCGGCCGCTGCGGCCATGAAACAAATAACACTAAATATGTCTACCAGCATGGGAGGGGCATCCGGTCTATCTGGAGGGGCACAGGGAACCGGTACCGGCACTCAAATGCCTTCCTGGGTCGCCACGCTCGGCGCCTATGGTATGGCGGCCTATATGGGTTATTCTTTCGGCCAGATGGTCGGCGGATGGATGGGGCTTGGCAAGGAAAAAGATGCTCGCTATAAATTTGATCCCGCCACTGCCGCGTTGGCAAAATTCACACCCGGCACGGGCTATGAGACGGCTAATAAATTCTATCATCAGTATGGAAAAGGTGAGGAGATAACGGATGCGGTGCAAATGCTGTTCGAGCAGATAACGGCCAATGCCGACGCCATGTTCAAAGGCATGCCAAAAAATTTACAGGAGAAACTCGAACCTTATCTGAAAAGCATTGTCTTTAAGCCCACAGACTATAATTTCAAATTCAAAAACGCTGAACAGGTCATACAGGCGATGGCGGAGAAATGGACCGCCCAGGTAGAGGAGGCATTCAATGCGGCTGCAAGGGCCACGGGTAATGCCTCTTTTGCCGAGATGCTTGCGTGGGAAGACATCTCCTGGCAGGCAAAGATCATGGGGGGTGCGGTCACGCCTTTAGAGATACAGATACATGATATTAACGTGCAGTTTGATGCATGGATACAGCAATTAAAAGACCTGGGGAGCTCGGAGGAACGGCTGGCTGAGATAGAAAAATACCGGGAGATGGCCCTAAAAAATCTTACGGCGGCCTCTTCTCTTTATGAGAGACAAATAGAAAGCCTCCAGGCCACCCTTTTGAACCTGGCCACCAGCATGGACAGTCCGCTGGATGCCGAGGAAAGGATGGCCCTTATCAAAAAAGAAATCAATGCCCTTATGGCAGGGGATATGACACCCGAGGACGTGAGCAAAATACAGGCCCTGTGGATGAATTACCTGCGCGTGGCCCAGGAGATGTACCAAAGACCATCAGTAGAATACCAGGCCATCTATA